TGTATAAAGCAATCCCCCTGTAACGGTTTATTTAGCTAAAAAAGTGCTTGCAAGAACATTCATAATTCCGTTAGCATTTTTCTTAATGCCTTTGTAATTAGACCACCCCAAAGCGGCATTTGCAACATCACCGCTATTCATTTCCAAAGCGTCAAACAATGCCATAGCCGCGTCGGTTTGGTCACCGCTCATTTCGCTTACCCACTTAACAACCCTGTTTTTTACAACTTCCTTTTTACTGTCCGATAATTCAGGATTTAGATAATATCCGCCGTCGCCGTCGTATAAAATCGCATTACCGCCGAAATCCTCTTTGTACTGGCTGTTAAAATTGTTTACAATGCTCTTTACTTTCTTTAAAGAAGTCCCCGAACTTTTGGAACTTCCCGAACCGCCCGAACCTCTCGAACCTCCCGAGCCTTTACCCGATGATGTAACAACAGGCGCATACTGCGATTCTAAATCAAGCTTGCGTCCGTATGTGTCCACATCATAGTCCGCGTCAATACCCTTTTGCTTGTCATATGTGTAAAGGTCAAGACGCGTTGCCGCCGCCATAGGACTTGTGTTAATGTCCACACCCAAAGCGTTTGCCTCGTCCTCGGTGAAATATCCGCGTATGGTCGCATTGTTTAAAATGCTCTGTACCTTTGCATTGTCAAGGTTCAAATTTCCCTCTGCAAGAGAAAGGTCGTTTGCACGGCGTGCATATTCTCTGTCCTCCTCGGTCTGTTTCTGCGAAAGCGCGTCAAGATACCTCTGTCGGTTTCTCTCGTTCTCGCCCGTCACCGCGTCATACATAGCGCCCTGTGCTTGCATTTCGTTGTTTAATGCCTGTTGTTTAAGTCCCTCAATCTGCGAAAGCGCGTCTATGTCAAAGTTTCTTTCGTCCGTATACCTTCTGTATGCACCGTCGTATAATTCGGGTATTCTGTCGTTAAGCTTGTCCAGCCAAGCGTTTTGAGCCTGTGCCGCCGCAGTCACCGCCGCCGACGTTCCCAGTCCCCCATTAAGTCCGGCATACGACGCAACCGCCTCCTCGGCAGCCCTTTGCCCCTCGCGTTCGTACATATTCTTGTATGCAATATATGCAGGGTCGCTCTCGGGATTGTAATCAAACTTTTCCCTCTCGGTCAAAGCGTCTATGAGCTTTTTCGTATATTTGCCGTATTCCTCGTTATTCTTTTTTATAAGGTCGGCATAGTTTAACACTCCCGTGTTGTTCTGATAGTCCGCTATAGCCTTATCCACCGCGCTTTTCGGTGCGTACGATACTCCGTTGTCAATGTACGACGGTTTAAATTCGTTTCCCCCGACCGATACCATTCCCGTCGTGTCGTTGTATGATAAATTTGCGCCGAGTCCCTTTCCTGTCACATAGTCGCTCACTTTCACAATCGGGTCGCCGTTTGACGCCTGATATGCCCCGAAAGCTTTTTTTATTGCCCCCTGCGTGCCGTAGCTTATGCCGTCCTTTACCGCGTCCGCCGTCATAAAGTCTTTACCGCCGACGGTAACAATTCCGTTTCCGTTATCCTCGCGGTAGCCTATGTCGCTGTTTTTAATTCCGTAGCCGTTAAGAGCCTTTCTTATTCCTATACCGCCCTCGGGAACGTCGCTGTTAACGTAAGATGTGCTCGGCTCACTCTTTGAAATGCCGTTTGTGTTTCCGCTTTTGTATAAATATGCGCTTTGCGGATTTTTCTTTGTGTATGCGTTAAATGCCTTTGTAATACCGCCTGTTGCACCGCGTCTTGCAGTGCCGTTTGACACAATACCGCCCGATATGCCGTTTGTGACTGCCGTTTTTGTGTTTTTGACCGCCGTCCCCATTGCCTGTGAAATTTTGTCTTTCCAACCCATAATATCAATCCTTTCAAACTGTTTTTGCTGTTTTTCTCTGTTAACGAAATAAATCCGTTGTAGGGGACGATGCCCACATCGTCCCGCCTTGCCTCCCTTGCCTGCGGCAAATATTTATCGCCGACGGTGTATTTTACCCGTTGCTTTCCGTCTGATTTTTTAATTCCAACTCCCGAACCCTTGTTTTCAAATCCGCAATATCCGCGTCCGATACAATACCGCCCTCAATATCCTTTTCAATGCTCTCGCCCAAACGCTCAATTAACTCGTTAACGGTTTTTATAATGTTCTCAATGTCGCGCTTGTTGTCGCCGTACCTCTGTAAATATCCTATCTCAATCCTCTGCATATCCTCACCGCCTTGTTTCGTTTAATAATTCATATTTCGTCCCGATATCCTTATCTGTTTCTCAATTCCCAAAATCTCGCATTTACCCTTGCCCTTAAATTTCAATTTATATCGGTCCGATGCCTTTATCCTCACCGGCATACGTTTTATAAACCTGTCTTTTGCGCTAAATGTTTTCAAATGCACTTCTTCGCCGCCGTCGTACGAAATATAAACGTCAAACTTCGCATTGCCGTAAATATTCGCCGCAAAATAAAGGTCGGTTGTGCATTTTCTGCCGAAATCCGCGTCGGTCATATAGTTTGTAACCGCCTCCCATTTTGTGTTTTCGTCAGCCGTTTTGCCGTCAAGCAAATAAATCTTGTTGTCGTTTCTTAATTCGTAAACATACTTTCTGTCGCCGAATAAAGCTTTCACACCGTACGAACTTCGTTTAATCCATAAACGCGTCCGTGTGTCGTAAACAATGTTTTCATATTTTCCGTTTGTGTTTCCGCCTATGTAAAGCTTTCTGCCGTCGGTTGCAAAATGCGCCGTGCCGTAATGCACATTAAGCTTGTCGCTTATCTTTTCGGGCACGCCGAGAGTAAAAGCATATATTCCGTCATACGAGTTAAAATATATAACGCCGTCAATCTCAATAACCGCCTCTTTGTTGGTAAGTCCCACCGAAATGCTTTTTGTAAGCTGATATGTTTTCGGTGTGTTGCCGTATAAAATGTGTATGTGGTCTTTTTTAAATCCGACAAGCGCGGTTTTGTAGTTAATAAACGTCAAAAATTCGCCGTCCGTTCCCACCTCTGCAGTAAAACTGTCCGAGTCCAGCCCCTTAAATTCGCTCCAGTTGTCTATACTTCCGAGTTTTGACGCATATATCGTGCGCCCGTCCGCGTCCGAACCCCAGAGACGGTTATCGCGCACGCAGGCGCATACAAGACTCGGTACATACTGCCTTACGTTAAAATATCCCGAGTAGTATGGTTTACCGCTGTTTGGTACAGTACGTGTAAGGTTATTTTTTACCGCGTCATTAAATTGGTCGTATTTGTTGTAAGTTTCTCTAATGTTTTCGCCCTTGGAGTTGATGTATTTAACATAAATACACGACGAAACGTCAGATGACGTCGGTCTTACATATGTTTCGCCCGTTTGAACAATTCCCGTTACCGCCTGCATATCCGACGCGCTTTTGTATTTCGACGATATGTCAAGAATATTTAAAATACTGCCCTCAATCCTCGCACCGTTTGCGTCCACCTGTTCAACGGTTACAACATCGCCGTCGGAAAATAATTTATCGGCAAACGCAACAAGCACGCCGTCGGTCGGAACAGATGACGGGTTAATTCCAAGTACGTCCGGCACATAACAAAGATTTTTCCCTTTTCCCATACGCCGTAAATATTTTGTTTTGTTCTTTGCCGTATCCCAGTTGTTTTGGGTCAAATCTTCCCCGGTGTAATATTCGTCATATTCCGCAGTGTAGCAGTAAAAAAGCCTGTCGGGCAGAATAACAATTTTTCCGTAAAAATCAATAATCTCCTTTTGTCCGTCCGATATTGTAATTTTGTCGTCGGTAAATTTCTGAACCTCGTACCCGTCAAAATAAAATTTGTTGTCGCATACACCGCAAAACGGCGGATTTTTCTGTCCCGTGTAAATACCGGGAACAATAACCCCTTGTATGTTTGTCGGTGTGTGCGGCGAGGATGAACCCAAATCGTAAAGTAAAATGTCCTGTTTAACATCATCATAAAGGCAGGCAAAATACGGGTAAGCGTCGCCCGATATGCCGAATGTGTCCGAAAATTCGTTTTCATATGCACCCTCGTCGCGCGACAACCCGCCGAATTTATCAATAATTTTTTTCTTTATCTCATATGCGCCGTTTTTAAATACAGGAAAATTCATTTTTATCAGCTCCTTTTTCGTAATAAAAAACACATAAGGTATAATCTTAAATAAATTATATCTTATGTGTTTTGCCCCTTGCAGGCAAAAAGCAGGGTGCTTTTTGTTTTACATTGCAGGGAATAATGCACACAAAAGCGTACGTTTATTTTCAATACTCTTCCCCGCTTAAAAACATAAAATTGTAATAATCGAATATGTACCCAAACTTGCAGTCATCAGCAATCGGTCTGTATTTACCGCCGAAATAATTAAGAAAATCCGTTTTCGCCGTTTCATAACTCCTGTAACCCAAATCGGTGACAAACTTTTCGTGTTTCCAGTCAATCGGCGCAAAACCTACACGCGTTGTTTTTCCGCCTTTGCCGACGTCCGGCTCGTATTTTAACTGCTCGCCGACGGGCGAACACAAATAAATCGGCTTTTTGTATTTTTTTGCAATTTTTTGGTCGCCAATCGAAAAATGATTGTTCGACGCACCGCCTGCCGTACCGCCGTGCGTGTGCAGAATTGCTTTGCATTTTCTCGCAAGGGCAGAGTCAATATACAACTCTTGCCGGTCTTTTTGTCCGATTTTAAGCCCGTCCCAGTAATATCCGTTTTCGTCCTCAAATACGTATGCGCCAAGTTCTTTATACATTGCAATGCTCGCACAGTTTGCATACATACCGAAATTGACGGCGCACTTGTCAACCGTATCAAAATGCGTCTTAACGTCCGATACCGTCACAATGCCGCTTTTTTCTTCATAATCGACATACATTCCCATATTCTCGGCAATAAACCTAATCGGCAAAAACGTTCTGTCGTTCTTTTCAAACGGCGCAACATCGTTTGTGATATTCTCGCCGTTAACTTCAAAAATATTGCTTCCTGCCTTACATTTTATCTGCAATGTACGTCCCAACCTTTCTTAACAGCCACTTGAAATCATCGTCGTTCCAAGTGCCGTTATACCATTTTTCCGCGTCGGATATAATTCCCCTGTCGCTCATCAGCGCAATGGTATCGTTAACCGACATATATTCTTTCTCGGTTTTAATCCCCGTAAATTCGCAAATGCCCTCAAAAATTGCCCTTGCAATCATCTCGGGCGACCGCATAAGATTTGCGTTTTCGGGATTTGTTATAAATCCCATTTCAATAAGTATCGCCGGCATATTTGTGTGCTTTAAAACGCCCAAGTTTTTGCGCTCGACTATTTTCTCGCTTCTGCCGTCCAGTCCCAAAGGGATAAGTTTTTTAATTACCGCGCTTGCTAACCTTTCCGCGGTTGAATTTTTGGAATATACGCAAACGTGCGCGCCTTTCGCGTCTTTGTCCGCCGACGCGTCGCAGTGGAGCGAAATAAAATAGTCCGCCTTAAATTCGTTTGCCTGCATATACCGATAGTTTATCGAGCGGTTAAACGTCGCCGCAACGTTGTCGGCAAGCTTGTTTCGCGAGCATTTCACGTCAAATCCTGCGTCAGATAAATATTTTGTAAGATACGAACCCACAAAATATGAAACGTCCTGTTCTCTTAAGCCGTTCCCGGCCGCGCCCGTGTCCGCACCCGAATAGTTGTGCCCCGGGTCAATAAATATTTTCATTTTGTATCACCTCATTATTTGTAGGGGACGATGCCCACATCGTTCCGTCAATTCATCATATACCCGTCACTTCTGCGCCGTGTCATCATCACCGTTGCTTTTTTTCTGCAAAATGTCAATTCCCTTTTTGATAACGGGCGGAATATACACGTCCATAAGACCGAGATTTTCAATTATTGATATAAGCTCGTTTGCGCAATAACCGCAAATCACACTGTCGCGGATAAAATCGACACCCACAACCAAATCAAGCCTGTGCGCCGCGCCGACAAGCAACAAAATTGCAACCTTTTTGCACAATCCTCTAAAACCTGCCTTGCTGTTGTAGCCTCCGCTGTCGCTTTTCGGTGATTTCTGAAAAACAAACGCAACCATAAACCCCGTTATGTAATCAACCGTCATAAAAATTAAAAGCGCCTGAATTGCCATTGTCAAGCCTCCCAAAAAGTAGGCGGCAATTCCGCCCATAATAGACACGAATAAATTAAAATATACTTTCATTTGTCACTCCTCCGTTTCTTCAGTTATTTCAGTTTTCGCAGGTATATCGCGAACCTCGTATGTTTCGGTTATATTCTCGCCGTCAGCGTATCTTTTGCTCAAATACTGCGTTTCGCTGTCATATTCGGGCATAATCGCCATAATAAGTTTTTTATAACCAAAACCCTTTAATTCGTCCTCCGTCGGTGAAAAAATCTGCTTGATAAGCTTTTTTCCGACGTAAAACCTAAGCGGTGAACCGTCGTATTCGGTTACTTCGTTCTCGTTTTTGAATAAATACATTTTGTCCATTTTAAAATACCTCCGTTATTTTTTATAGTATTCTTACGGCTTTTTGACAAGAAGGTGTGACCCGAAGAAACAGTACGAGGACGAGAAAGCGTTGCGGCACTCGAATAAGAACGCTCCGGCGCCAGTACCGTAGCTCCAAGCACCGCCGAGCAAGAGCTGGCGTTCGCCTGTGGTCTGATAATAGTAATCGGGAACAAAGGTTGATGGCCCTCCGACTGCTGCTGACGGGAACATTACCCACGGGGCTTTTTCATCATATCCGAAAGCGGATATATAGCCACTTGCTTCTGCATTTGAATATCCGACCGCTCTATATTTGCCGTCATAAACACCATCTGCATATTCTGTTATACTATTCGCATAATATACGACCCTGTCTTTGATATTTACGCCGTCAATAAATCTGAATAGCTTTGCGTGGAAGCCCTCAATGCCACGGTAATTCACGTCTGCAAACATGTCTGTGTAATTGTTTTCTCCAGCGAGCCAACCGCTTTTACCGTTTAATGCATCGCAAGAGCCGTTCAATGGAGCAACATTCCACATCATATTTCCGACAGCAATAGTAATTGGGTCCCCATCAAATGTGATTGTCGTTTGCCCAGTTTCCTCATCTGTTATGATAGCCGTTATCGTTCTCGGTGTTGTTGTTTTGTTATTTGCACCCAACGATGTGCCTATTTCGATACGTTGCCCGAGCTTGTAGATGTTCTTGTAAGTAGACGCAATGGTGATTGTGTTTCCGTTTGTAGTTTCTTCAAGGGCTTTATGATTTGCTGTGAAAGACAACTTGGAAGCACCGTTGCCGAGGGCAGACTGCGAGTGAGTATTTGCATACTCCACTAAATAAAGCAACTGCAACGCATCTACACAAGAAATATCCTCAATACCCCATATAGCACCTTTGTTTCGGGCGTACGTGCGGAAGTTTGCTCTTGTCGTTCTCACTCTCGGCTGAACGCCCGTAATACTTTGTAATTTAACTTCGTTGTCGGTTTCATCAATGTATGAGCTTGCATTATATGCCGAATGAAAAACTTTGCTGACTTCTTTTCCATTGTCAATGAAAAGGGGGTGCAGCTCATATCCAGGTAACTGTTTTTCACAAATCCACATTTCCTCGACAATGCCTGTCTTGACCCTCTTGTAATAGAATTTCGGTATTTCTACCATAACATCGCCATTTGTACCATCCCTTTCAAAGGACGGCTCTCCGAGATACGCAAGGACGTTTCCGTCAGCGTCAATGTTGCACGTCTTAATATCACTCCACGGATATATACTATCAAAATCATTTTGCACATAATCCGTAGTTCCGCGGTGTGCATTTGCAACAAGACCCACAGCGTCCCCAAGCCTATCACACATCGTTGAAGCCGTTCCATTCCAGCGCACTCCGTATTCCTTAACTCTTTTCCTTACAACGTTATGCATTTTCCGTCTTGCATAATCTGCATAAATCATATCGGCACCCCCTTATAAATCATCGTCGTTGGCTTTGACAACGGTATCGTTTCCCGTTGTTTCTGCGGTACTCGGTGTGTAATCGTATTCAGCGTAGGATATGCGCCAACCGTATACATTCGCACTGTTTTCAACCGCAACAATGCCCCAGTCGAAAAACAACGAATAAATCTTGCTTGCCTCAGGTGTGAAGTCAAATTCCGTCATACCGTATGTTGACTGTATCGTGACCGTCGGTGCCGTTGTACCTGTGACAAAATCATATTGAATAAAATCACCGACACCGCCCTCGGGCAAAACTATAACAACACTTGAATTTGCCGATGTCTGATTTATTGAATAAATTGTATTTAATGCGCAGGGTTGTGCTATTGTCGGTGTTTCGGTGTTTCTTGGCTTTATAATATCCCAGTCAGACCACTGGTTAGCGGTTGCGTCCCAATTTCTTATTTTGATAAAATTAAGCGATACACCTCTCGGCATTATTATTATTTGCTTTGAGGCGACAGTTGCGCCGCCCGTCATACCGGAAGAATAAAGGATACCGCAAAATCCAACGTTTGCACTGCTAACAACCTTGAACAATCCAATCGTTCTGGGACAATTTATCTTATCACTTAATACATCAACGGTTATCGAACCGTCAAATGCAACCGTTTCGCCGCCGAAAGGACACCAGCCCGAGCCGTCATAATAATAAAACGAATTTGCGGGGATATTGCCGTTTGCCGCTTTTACTTTGTAAACGTCGCCCTCTTCAACCTCACCGTATGCTTGCGGCAAACCGGTGTCCGGCAAAACAATTTCACCGGTCGGAAGCTGCGAATAACTATCCTTTTCACCGCGATATATAAAATTCAAATTTTGCAGTTTTTCACGTTCAAACGCCGTCACAAGCCCATTGTGACCTTTTAGCACGG